TTTTGTATTATTATAAAGTGTCCGTGGCCAGATTTAGGCGACATAAGAGTAAAAGAGATGTCAAAAAATGATTATAGATGGTATACTAATAAAATGTTTACAACCTTCGTACAACAGTGTGGACGTTGTACTCGAGACGAGAATGATTACAGTACAACGTATGTAATTGATGCTGGTAGTATAAGAAAATTAATACCAGATTATTCAAAATTGTTACCAAACTATTTTATAGATCGTTTTATTTAATAAATATTTATAATGAAAAACCAATATTATGGCTTTGAGCTGAAAGACATGATACGGCAGTTTATTACTGCCTTTAATAGCATTGTCATTAATAGGTATAATAAGTCTAAAACGGTAGTTGACCAGCTTAAAGTTGGGTTTTATTATGGACCAAAAGAAAGAGCACTTCAAGACATAGTTAATAAAGCTCAGTCTTTAAAGCTTCCTACGATTGCAGTTCATTATACTTCTATTTCTCGTGATCCAGAAAGAGTGTTTAATAAGATCCCTGGATTTTATTATACTAAAGCACCTTCAGTTAGTGCGGGTTCATTTGATTCCGATTGGCTACAGACCCCTATTCCAATTAATATAGGTATATCAATGTCCATAATGACAAAATTCCAGACTGATATGGATCAAATTTTAAGTAATTTTGTCCCTTATAATAATCCATATATTATTATAAGTTGGGTCGTACCTACATCTCAAAATTTAGCTAATGATCTTGAAATTAGGACGGAGGTATTATGGGATGGTAATTTAACTTTAGATTATCCTGTTGAGGTGTCTGGTGCTCAACCAGCAAGAATTATTGCTAATACAAATTTCACAATGAAAGGCTGGTTATTTAAAGGTGCTTCTACTGATGTTAAAAATATATTTGTTATTGATCAAGATTATATTCCAGTGAATACATTTGATTATGAGTAATTATGCCGCACCCTACAAAAATACCTGAGGCGCACGATGGTGAGCAAGAGAATCGTAAATTAGATGGTTATCCTATTATAACTACACCCTCGACTGAGGTTACTGTACTTTGTGGAAAACCTGGTATTGGAAAAAATCAAAAATTTGAATGGGAGGACACTAGTGTCTCACCGTCCGTGATTAATTACGAGCATCAACTTTATAAAAATCAGATAACACTTGAAGGTCACAATTTGGCTTCCATACGTACAGTACTGTTAAGTACAATAGATGGAGAAGGAGGAATATCCGGTGACAGTTCATTTGATCCACCTCTCTATTATGGTCCGACCACCCCTACCCTCGCCTCGGCAGCGACAGAAAAAACTAGTTTTTCGTGGCATAACGGTGGAGCAACGATTAGTCCTGGCTTGCTTGGATGGACGTTTACTGAAACTGCTATAACTAATATTGAACATGATGTTGGTACATATCGGTTAATAGATAATAATCATATATCTATTTCTCTCCCAGTGCTTAAACAAATGTGTTTTCTAGGTATAGCAGTAATTAATCCAGTTAGTATCGCATTTATACAAATTGCAGTTCAGTCTGACACTCATCCAAACCAATTATATGTGAGATATTATGCATAATTATAGTCATCAAGAATTTCAACTTATTAAAAAGACAATCGCTAATTTGTCGAATTCTAATCCAAATTGGAAAGCGATGGGATGGCGTTATAAGACTACAAATGGTGAACGAACAGGTGATGTAGCTATTATATTAATAGTAGAAAAAAAGCTACCTTTAAATGACATTCAAGATAAAGATGTATTCCCACAGAGTATTACTATACCTGGGTTAAGTGAATCAGTAAAAACTGATGTTCAAATAGGACCTACTATTGCTTCAATCCATACTCACGATGAAGATGAGCTGACTGATCAAAGAACTGGCATTTATGCGGTAGGGCACTGTCATCATGAGCCTTGGAAGGGCGGCGCTAAAGTTCGAGAAGACTCTTGGACTCTACCTGTAAGTAGTCATCGAGGTATACATAGACCTTTATTGGGCGGTATATCAATAGGTAGTTTCCCCATGGTGGGGTATGATTTTGATGACCCGTATATGACCGAAGTACCATTTTTTAAAACTAATTTGACTGGTACTGGTACTTTAGGAGGATTATGTATAGATAGGGATGATAATACTGTGGTAGGAATTTCTAATAATCATGTCATAGGTGGTCATATGTTAATAGGTTCATACGATCCAAATCAACTTGTTGGAGATCTTCCACATGCAGCCTATCAAAGCATGTGGAATATACTGGCGGAGCAGGCCGGGCCTATTTTCTTTGGCGCGCAGGTCTACCCACAGCATCCCCATCCTGTAGTAGGTTTGACATATTATTCATTTCTTTGTGCTAATGATACTACACGTGCGCCTAATGAAATAAGATATCCAGTTTATCAACGATCATATGGAGATCATTGGAGAGGACGACCAGAGCATGAGCAGTTGCATTTAACGCCCGGCTCCACGGCCGGTCCCTTTAACGGTTCGAAACAACATGTGGATCAATTAAAAGTAGGTACAGTGAAACGAGTTTACCCACTTTCAGCCACAAATAATAAAATAGATGTAGCAATTTTTGCGTTAGAACAGTTTGGAAACAGCAAAAACGGCGGACCACCAATAACTACAGTAGAGAATATTACTCCACATAATTATCGACCGTATATTTCTGGAGCTAATACACGCATGACTTCGGTCGCGACGAGTGACTGGAGTAAAGGAGCTTCAAATACTACTCTTACAGACGTCACTTTAACTGATGACGAGCGCCGTGCCAGACCATGGTCTGAGAACGTCACGGATGATGAAGCAGCCAGTGGATCAAGCCAAGTGATAAAGTGGAGTACTGCTCTTAATGTTAAGTCAGGAGGAACATCAAATCAGTATGTTGAACTTGCTGTTTCAGATTTTGAAGGAGGCGAGCTTAAAGCTGGTCAAGCATATAGAGTATCGTTTTGGTATAAATGGATTTCTAAATCAGAAAACGGGCAAGTTCAACTCGGAGGTACGGATGGCCCTGAGTTTCCTTCGACTTCCGTCGCTGAGAATTATGGTAACGGTGGTAACCGTTTATTTACATATGATGACGATGCAAATTTTGTCCAAAAGGAAGGATACTCCCATCCGGCATATGCTGGTAGGGTTGGTATGATTAATTCTGAAACCTATCCGTATGTGTATGAAGCGACTATAGTCACTACTAACTCAACTGATGGTTTGAGAATTTATCTTAATACAGATAGTGGTAGTACAGATGATGAAATACAAATATCTAATGTACATATGATTGAGAATAACAGTAGTACATCTATTACAAATACTCTATTTGATAAAACTAAAAGCTGGAAACAGTTGAATCTGGGAAGACAAGATGAAGACATGGCTGACTCTGTTCAGGGACTTTCTGCGATGGGTTTTGCAACTACAGCAGAAATTGATAGTTTAGGTGATGGTGGAGCAAATGAAGGCGCTCCTGTTTTTAAAAGTGGTAGAACTACAGGGCCTGTAGGGTACCCTGGTAGTGCGCAGTATACTACTGGTGTCTGTCAGTTAAGTGTTTATGATGTTGCGGCCGCCGTTAATGTTTCTTATGGAGGTAATTTGACCGGTTGGCCATTAGGATATGTTGAACAGTTAGCTATTAGAGGAAAGGATGATAACCCGGCCGGTAGTGTCGGTGGCGATTCAGGTGCTTTTTGGTATGCTTTATTTCATGAAGGTACTCCTTCATTATCTGCATGGAAAGTTATTGGTCTTAATTTCGCTGGAACTACTACATATGACGGAACCACGTGGCGGAATCATCCAAGACAAACTGGCCGCATTGCCATCGCGAATAGAATAGATAATGTAGCGTCTATGTTTAGGTTATCTGCATATAGGGGTCAAGATTTAGATATAGGATATAAAAATGTTGATATAAAGGTTGTTAATAGTCGGAGTGATGCAGTAACAGCACTGATAGGTGGAAATATGTATTGGCAGGCTGGATCTACTAATGATATGGGACCACCTGGATATCCAGGAGCCGGAGCAGCACTACCATCGCATAGATAAAAATGAGTAAATTTATAACATATAATGAAACGTTGACTAGTGTTTTAACTAGTGGTACTTTTGATCATCGAGAGCTCTCTGGTAGGCCAGAGTTCACTGGCGGAAATACATATACAACTCTTGCCTGTGGTTTCTCTGGTACTAGATTTTTTGAAGGGTATAATTTTGACTCGTTAGAGGGAGTAATGTTAAGTACTGTTAGTAATATAGATATATTTAAAATCGGACATACAATAGGTCCTTTGAGTACTGCAACATCGCTTCCATATTTATGCGGTGGTACGACAATTGATCCAGCATTGAAAGGATATTTCCTAACTACAGGTACAAGCGCTGGCACTTATGCATTAAATAACTATAATAGTATGTCTGTTGCGTTTCCAGAGTTAACTGCAACTGGTATTATAGATGTAGTACCAATTAATGAAGCTGGATTTACAACATTACTGAAAGATATAAATACAACAATAACAATAAATTAAGATGCCAGACGGACAAAAAGGTACATTCGGAAGAGGGTTACAGAAATTTATTCAAAGTAACTTACCCTATAGATCTCCTGCAGCAATTATAGATGATGTAACTGAGGAGAATCCTAAGTTTAAAGATTTCTATAAAGCAGGATCATTACGTAAAGAATTATTAGCACAACACTCTATTCTTGCTCCTAAGGCACCTGAATCTAATCATCCTATAGGTTCGTTCTTAGCTGATAGGATGTATAACGAGCTAATGTATGCTACGCTTGATGTAGATAAGTACAGGCGTTTGCGAGATTATAGAACAATGGCCCAGTTTGCTGAGGTAGCAGATGCATTGGATGAAATTTGCGATGAATTTCTTAATGAAGATGAGCACGGTAATATAATTAGTTTAAAATTAAGAAGTGTCGTAGATTTTGATCCTTTAGTTAAGCGACAATTAAATGAAGAGTTTAATAAATTTATTAATTTATTTGATATTAGAGAACGCGGATGGGAATATGTAAGATCAATGCTAGTCGATGGTGAACTTTATTTTGAAAATATTATTCATGAGAAGCACATTAGAGAAGGAATATTAGGTGTTATAAACATTCCTACTCAAGCTATAGATCCAGTATATGATAATTTTCAAAATATGCACATTAAAGCATATTTACTCAGAAAAGCCAAACATCATAAAGAAGCAGAAGAACAGTATCAAGCTCAGGGAGATAAAGATTTTATTCCAATGGAAAAAAATCAGATTACATATGTAAATTCCGGTACATGGAATGAGAATAAAACTTTTAGAATTCCGTTTATTGAGAATGCACGAAGAGCTTATAGACAGTTATCTTTAATTGAAGATTCAATTATTATATATCGATTAGTCCGAGCTCCAGAGCGTTTGGTATTTAATGTTGATGTTGGTAATATGAGTACTCCTAAAGCAGAAGGCTACATTCGTCGCTTGATGCAGAATTATTGGAGTAAGAAAACATTTAGCTTAGATGATCAAAAAAGAGTAGATTCATTTAATCCGCAGTCTATTTTAGACGCTTATTGGTTCCCGAAAAGAGAAGGTAGTACTGGTACAGAGGTTAAGACTTTACCTGGTGGTCAAAATTTAGGCGAGTTAGATGATTTAAATTATTTTGTTAAAAAGTTATATAAAGCTCTTAAAGTTCCGACTAATAGAATCGAGTCAGAATCTTCTCAATATAGTGCTGATGCAACCGTCTTAAGAGAGGAATTAAAGTTTGCTAATTTTATTGTTAGATTGCAACATCAATTCGCTGTCGGTTTGAAGGACGCTTTTATTACTCATCTTAAATTAAAGCATGTGTGGAAAGATTTTGATTTAAGAGAGAACGTCTTTGACTTAACCTTTACACCTCCACGTAATTATTTTGAATTACGTAGGCAACAAATAATGGATCTTAAGCTCAATAATTTTACTAATGTTGTTGCTAATGAATCTATATCACAAGGATTTGGTCAAAAAGAATATCTTGGATGGACAGATGAGCAAATTAAAGCTAATAGAGAGTGGCTTAGGAAAGATGCTGCACTACAGTATGAGTTAGATCAAATTAGAGGCGGTGGTCCCGATTGGTCTGTTGGTGGTGGGGCACCACCTCCACCTGGTGGAGGAGGTCTAGGCGCACCCCCGGGCATGCCTCCAGGTGAAGAAACTCCACCGGAGATTGGCGGTGGAGCACCCCCGGCGGGTGGTGGTGATACTGAAGTACCTACTCCAGAGCCTACTGCAGGCGGCGAAACTTCAGCGTTGCCAACATAAATAATTATGTGGCCACTAGTACATGGACAAATGATTATTTAGATGCCGGGAGTCATTTATATTCTACATATCTCGCGAATTCAGTTGATACCTATCAAGAATTAGCTGACAGGATCACATATGGATTAGGATACCCTACTATTAATTTAGAACTACATGGGAACCAGATCTTTACTCATATAGCTCAATCGATAGAAATGTTTTCTAAGTATGCTGGATATACTTTAGAGCACTTAGTTCTTGATAGTTCTAAATATGAGCAAGGTAAAGGATTAGATCTTAGTAGATTATTTCTTCTTACAAATGAATTAGACGCTAAATATTCAACTGAAGTTAAAACTTCTGCTGGAGAATCTACTTTACTACCCACGACAACAGCCGCTACTGTTTCAGGGACTGGCTACGATTCGTACGGTGGTAAATTCACGTCTTTATTTAAATTTGATTGTGGTGAAATTCCAACTTATCCTTCTGAATATACATTTGTAGCAACAGCATCTGGCGATGACGCAGGGGTGCATGTAGTAAAGTCTTTAATTACATGCACATCAGCCAGTGGCGGTCCTGCAACTATTGATATAAGTCAATACGGTGACGTATACACAACAGCGTCGACAATAATTTCTGCTGTAAGTGCGCTTTCGGCTTCTGGATCTAATGTCGTACAAATTGGTGTTACTACAACTGGTAACGAATATTCAAATGTAGTAGTTACTGCAACACGAAAAAATACACGGAATGATAGTACTACTAAAAGTGCCCTTACAGCAAGGAGTTGTAATATAGGATACTTTGATGGTCTTACTAAACAAAGTAGAAAGGTAATAGACGTTTTTAGTTATGATGAGTCGACAAGTAGTAGTTTAAATACACTATTTACAATTGAGCAAACTTTAGCGCAACAAACTTATTTTAGTTACGCAATGGGTAATTATGGGTTTGATTTAATTAGTTGGTATATATTAAAGCAGTGGTTAGAGACGCGAGAGAAAATGCTCTCAACAAAACGCTGGTTTAAATTTGATGATGCTAAGCAGCGGTTACTTATGATACCTGAGCCTAAGACGAAGGAAAAGTTTTATGGTGTAGTGAGTTGTTATGTCGAAAAACCTCTTAAGGATTTAATTAAAGAGCCATGGGTGTATCAATATGCTACTGCATTAACTAAAATTACATTAGGCCGAGTTCGAGGTAAGTTCGGTAACGCTCAATTATTTGGCGGTACAAGTCTAGATGCTGGTATCTTACAGGAAGGAATATTGGAGAAAAAAGAGTTAGAAGAAAGGCTCTTTACTGGTGCGACAGCTGGTTTCGGAGATTCAGAACCTCCTATGTTTTTTGTAGGGTAATGGCTTTGCATAAAAAAGGCGATTTTAAGCAAGGTATATATAGACCTATTCATAATAAAAAATTTCTCGGTAAGAAATATCCTCAATATAAGAGTTCTTGGGAATTACATTTTTTTAAATGGTGCGATCATAATCCAAACGTACTCGAATGGACGAGTGAGTGTGTCATTGTTCCTTATATAAGTCCTATAGACTCTCGAACACATAGGTATTATGTTGACAATACTTTAGTATTACAAGAGAGAGATAAAAAGGTAAAATATTTAGTAGAGATAAAGCCATATAGTCAAACTCAACGCCCGGTTATGAGAGGAAGAAAGAAACAAAGTACATTATTACATGAGCAAGCTACGTATGATATTAATCAATCTAAGTGGAAAGCTGCAAAACAATGGGCTGATGATCATGGTTATAATTTTTTAATTCTTACTGAAAAGGAATTATTTAACGGAAAAAGATAAGATAAACAATAAATATTTTATAGCGCTATGGCCTTTAAATTGCTAGTAGAGAAAACGGACCCATTAGAGTTCGAGTATATAGTAGAAGAACAGAATAATCAATCCGAATCTAGATTATATATCAAAGGGCCATATATGATGGCTTCTGAGGTTAATAAGAATAAACGTATTTATGATTTAGATAACATGGTTCAGGAAGTCACCCGATATCAAAAAGAAATGATTAAGACGGACCGAGCTATGGGTGAGTTAAATCATCCTACTACAGCTGAAGTCGATTTAGAAAGAGCATGTCATATAGTTACCGAAATGAAACAAGACGGTAACGTTTTTTATGGTAAGAGTAAGGTGTTACAAACTCCTTGCGGTACTATAGTAAAGCAATTAGTTACAGACGGTGTACGGGTTGGTATGTCATCAAGAGCATTAGGTAAGATTGATCAAGAAACTGATAGTGAGGTTGGTCATGTTACTGAAATGAAGTTAGTTGCTATTGATTGTGTTGCAGACCCGTCTTATTCAGATGCGTTTGTTAATGGCATATTAGAATCAAAACAATGGATTTTAAATCGTAGCGGAGATTTTGAAGAGCATTTTGATAGGTTTGAAGAGAGTTTGAAGAGGCTACCACGTAGAGATATTGATGAATACTTTAGAGGTAAGTTCATTGAACTGATTCAAAACTTTTAAAAAAAAGGTATAATTTAATTAAATAATTACGATGGATCGGAATAAACAGATCAAGTCATTTATCAGTAATATTATTGATAAAAATTATGCTGGTGCAACTACAGAGTTAAAGGCAGTAGTTGAAGCCAAAATTAAACAAAAAATAGCAACAGCAACCAAAAAGGATTTATTTTAGTCATGAGCAACATATCTGATTTACTTAAAGAAGTAGGTAAAGACGTTCTTACAGAGGACAGTCTCAAACAAATTGAAACAGTGTTTAATGAAACAGTTGATAAGAAAGCTGATGAGCGTTCAAAGATCGCGACTGAAGCAGCTCTCACAACTCAAGATGCAGAACACTCTAAGAAGTTAGAAGAGCTCTTAGAGGCTATAGATAAAGACCATACGAAAAAACTCAATAAAGTGGTTGAGGCTGTTGATCATGACCGTACTCGTAAATTAAAGAATGTTGTTCGTCGCTACCGTCAGTCTATTAATGAGGAAGCAACATCGTTGAAAAATACTGTTGTTGAGTCTGTTTCTGATTATCTTGATTCATATATAGAAGAGGCTATTCCTACTAAGACAATTGAAGAGGCCACTACAAATAAGAGGGCATATTCTTTACTTAGCGATATTCGCAAGATGCTTTCAGTTGATATGGTATTAGCTAGTGATTCTATTAGAGAAGCAGTTAAGGACGGGAAAGACACTATTAATGGTCAACAGAAAGAACTTAATGAGCTTACTGAATCACATAACACAGTTTCGGCAGAGTTAGAACACATTAAAAAGGACCTTTATTTAGAGAGGAAGCTGGCTGGTCTTGATGAGAAGAAAACGAATTTTGTAAGAAAAACTTTTAAAGATAAAGATCTTACGTTTATTGAAGAGAATTTTGAGTATACAGTCAATATCTTTGACAAGAAAGCTCAAGAGTCTCTTGATTTTTTAAAGGAAGAGGCATTGAAAGTCAATAAGACTCAAGATGCTGAAGTTCAGACAATTGAGGAGGGGACTGAAAAGCCTAACACTCCTGTTGATTATTATGCTCAAGAATTAAAGAGTATGAGACTATAAATGTTGAGGTATATATTACCTGATTCTCCCATGCAACGGAAAAACTATTATAAATAAAAGGAAATTAATTAAATTATGAACGAAACTACAACACGTCCTAATACGAATTATATCGATAATAATAGAGCTGAAGCATTGTTGGAGAAGTGGAGTCCCGTTTTGGACTATACCTCTGACAAAGTTAAGCCTATTGAGAATCCGCATACGCGGATGAACACTGCCATTCTCCTTGAGAATCAAGAGGAATGGTGTTTGAGAGAGGGTAACACAGCTGGTAATGCAGCTGCAAATCAAGGGTCGTTCGGTTCTAGCGTCGGTGTCGGTGCTGGTCAAGCGGGCGGAACTTATGGTTCTGGTGATACTTATGCATCCAATGATGCACGTTTACCGAAGATTCTTATTCCGATGATTCGCCGTACATTCCCCGAGTTGATTACTAACGAGATCGTTGGTGTTCAGCCGATGAGTGGTCCGGTTGGTCTGGCATTTGCTCTTCGTTATAAGTACAGTGCAGATACACTTGGCAATACTGCTGCTGCAGATACTACTGCTGCTTCACATATCGGTGATGCAACTGATGCGACGACTGGTAATACCGGATCGGCCGCACAAGGTTCTGCTAACGCACCTGCTGGTGAGTTGGGCCACAACTACTTAGGTACATCATTTACTGGTGTAAGTAGTTCAACGGTTCAAGCTGGTACTAAAGCCACTGAGGCTGTTGGTGATCAGGCCGGTATTGGTTTGGGTCACTGGTTGTCTGCTGGTCTTGATTCACAAGACGAAGGTTTTGCCGCCGCTTTATCTGCTTTTGAGCTTGATAAGGCTTCGTCAGCTCCTACAGTTGAGTTGAGCTTCGAGAAGACAGCTGTTGAGGCTGGTACTCGTAGGTTGAACGCTCGCTGGTCAGTTGAACTCGAGCAGGATCTTAAGAATATGAATGGTATTGATGTTGACGCTGAGTTGACAAATGCTATGTCGTATGAGATTCAAGCTGAGATCGACCGTGAGATGATTATTCGCATGGTTCAAGCTGCTATTGGTGGTGGTCTTAATACTGGTTATTCTACCTATAAGGTGTCAGCTGCTGATGCACGCTGGCAGGGTGAGAGAAACCGTGACTTCTATCAGAAGTTAATCGTTGAGGCTAACAGGATGGCGGTCCGCAATCGTCGTGGTGCTGCTAACTTTGTTGTTGCAACACCTAGTGTTTGCGCTATTCTTGAGATGCTCCCTGAGTTCTCTTGGATGACTGTTAATGGTAATGTTAACACACAACCGGTTGGTGTTGCTAAGGTCGGTAACGTTGGTGGACGTTTTAACGTTTATCGCGATACACGTACCGAGGCTACATATAACCTGGGACAAGGCTATGGAGGTTCCACTACAAGGGTTGAGTATGCATTACTTGGTTATAAAGGACCTGAGTATTATGATACTGGTATCATTTACTGTCCTTATATTCCGGTTATGGTGCAGCGTTCGATTGATCCGAACAGCTTCTATCCGAAGGTCGGTATGTTAACACGTTATGGTGTGGTTGATCACCTGTTTGGTGCAGCTAACTACTACCATGTTGTGTTTGTGGCTGGTCTAGGAGTGCAGTTTAACAGTGGTGCTGCTGCAGCACAGTCTACAGTATTCCAGTAAGCCGAATATTGTTTATTATCAAAGAGCGCCCGAAAGGGCGCTCTTTTTTTATTGTCTAATGGTCTTAATCCAAGGGATAGTCTCATCCCACATCATATCATCAATTAGGTCTATTTTATTAGCTCTAACCGGATTAATGTCCCATCCACCTCTCCTCGCATATAAACATGCAACCATTAATTCCCGCGGGGAGAACCTATTGTCCAAGCGTTTATAAATGGTTTCACATATTTCCTCATGGAAGTGATTTTCGTCTCTAAACGAAACAATATATTCAAGTAGTTCTCTTACTCCAGGTAGCCAGTGTCCTTCTATATGAATAAATACATCTCCCCAATCTGGTTGTGATGTAACACGGCAGTTACTTTTAAGTAATGAAGACATTACATTTAAATTATTAGGCTCTGCCATAGAGGTATATTTGCTGTCAAATATAGATGGGTCTTCCTTATACTTAGTAATATCGATTTCTGATGTAATGAAATGTTCTAACCGTACATATTTCTTAGTTGGAATTATTGCTAATGAATTCGGTACAGCATCATATGATTCTAAGAATGGATTAGATACCCCTCTCAAATCTGTATCACAAGAGAATAATTTAACCTTTACTTCTGTTTGCAACAGTTTACTAAGATCAGTTGCAGCGTGATATTCAATACTGCTTACAACATCTTCTATCGTTTCGCCAAATTTCGTCATATTGAAACTATTCCAATATAATTTCATAGATTTAGATTCGACAATATATTTACTGTCACAAGGATACACTACTTTAGCGACAGCGTTAACAGGTAATCCATTATCCATTAATCCTGAAACCTCGTATCCGTTCCAGACATCATAACCAACAAACGGTAGATCGTTATCTTTAATTTTAAGATGTTTACGATTGCTAGATCTAGGCTCTCTTACTAAGAGCTTCTCATCGTATTCGGATTTATATTTACTAGTTTTACCTAGATGCTTGCTTATGTTTTTATTATCAAGTTCACTCATGATACATTATCTCTATCATCTTATTATAGCGCGTCTCGACGCTCCCTTCAAGTACAAAAACATTTGGATACTTATTTAAAATTAGCTCTTCATACAGCTTAATGATCTGATTGCGAAAACTTTCGCTCATAGATCTTTCACCGTCATTAATTAGAGCTACATCATACGGACTAGTATAAAAGATATAATCATATTTCGAAATATATCTTTTAAACATTTTTGTAAACATCATATCTGTAAACTCATCAACTTTACCTTCCATTCGGAAATAACGTGTGTAGATAAAACCATCTACAATACATCTATCTAAAATAGTATCCATATCTGTCCATTGCTCCGGAAGATCAGTATACGAAAAGATATTATTTAGATGATCAGTTAGTATTGCGATTTGAGTATCGATATAGTTTCCACTATCATCGTTTATCTCAAACCCTTGTCTTTTTAGTTTACGAGTAACTTCAGGAATTACATTCCAATGATTCTGGCACTCACTCCAATGATGGAGTAACGTAGTTTTTCCTGAAGACTGAGCTCCTGTAAACGATATTAACATTATTTGCCCCAGACACCATTATCGACTAGCTGAGCAATTTTGCAATATAAACTTGAATCTTTCCAAGCATCGATAATTGGCTCATTGGCCGCCTCACTACGTTTCACAATGACGAGATTAATTAGTCTCTGTATTTTATCATGAATACGGAACACTAGGCCCGTTTTGGCGACATGTTGTCCATCAGGTTTAGATAAGTCTTGACCTACTGAAATGTTCCCAGGGCCATAGTCGTGTTGTTTCTGAATGAATAATTTATATTCTTCTTCGAGCAAGTTCTTTAACATTGCACATGTCTCAGGATAATCCTGCTCTACTTCCGCTTTAAGTTTATCGTAGTCTTTCATTTAAAAAATTTATCCATAATTCTGAGGATGCAACGTGTAGCGCATCTAACATATCAATAAATGTGTCGAAATTGTTATGTATCATTTTTTCAGCTACAACTTCTCCTGAATCTAATTCCGGGATGACCTTATGTATTACACATCCTATTCTAATATGGTTTTCGCTCCAGGCCTTTTTTTGAGGATCAAGACCTTTCAGTTCTGGATGCTTTGTAATTAATCCCGGATGCCCGTTAAAGATATTAGATGATCTAGTAAAGTCCGGAGGTAGTACTCTTAGATATCCATGTAGAGTAACAAATACATCTTTTTTCCAATCCTCATTTAAGATGGAATAGTTTAGTTTATCAGCAGCTCTAGTATAATCTATTTCTTTAGGCCACTTCGGTAGTGTAATTAATTTAGTATTTTCTAATCTCACTCGTTGTACGAGTTCAACATGAGTAGTTTTATCGTCTTGTTTATTAGTTACAATAAGATCCGGCCATTTGTCTAGAGCTCTAGATATGTTAACTATTTCAGAACCAGTCTGACTAAAAAATGCTACCCACTTCATCGCTTAATAATTTTTTTGAATTGGCTGGTGTTGTATCTAATAATCTCTTTTGCATCTTCATCAGGATCAGCATGGATAAGATCTGCTAATAGCTGACTAGGTTTATGATTGAGACCAAAATCACCATTATATTGATACCCTAACAGACCTGCAACTACTGGATTAGATGTATCAAGACTTCTAATATTATAGACGTTATTATTTACATACCATTTAAACTCTCTAGCAAGCGAAGCACCTAACAAGTGATGTGGTTTATTCCAGTTCCAATAACCTTCATCAATAAGTCGTTTTACAAGATGTTGTCTTCCTGTAGTTTGTCGCATTAATTTTTTAGGGGTTAGTAAATTACTAAAACCAGTTACATCGTACATGCTAAAATCAAAGCTAATAGCAATATAATCAGCATACGCTGACATAAACCTATAACACTCAACGACTTCCGTCCATGTTTTACCTTGAACAGCTCCTATTGTAGCACCTGGTAAGCCCTTATATTCATCTGTAAACTCTTTAAAATTATCCATTGTCCCTTCTGAGTCCTCTAATACGTCAGGTACAATGTAATAATTCGGCTTTATCTTTTCACACCACTCTGCATATTTTGCCGAATCAAATGCCTCTTTGAGCTCAAAAATAGAATTATCTAATAAGATTTCCCCATCTGGTCTTTTCGCTCTATATCGACCAAGAAACCAATCTCTGTATTCCGGTTCTTCTTCCATTAAGTGCACTAAGCAATATTGATAATCATTATATAATATTGACTCTGGCAGAAGAGTGATAGGTGACTCATGAGAGACTTTAATCATAAGCACTATTATAGCATATCTACTACAAAGATCAAGTAATAAATAATTATACATGCCTAATATAGCAAAAAAAGCTATTACAAGTGCAGCTGCTAGTGCCGCTGGTGCCATCGCCGCCCTTAAAAAAATGATTGCGATCCCAATGATACCGCCATTTATGGAACTGGCGGCAAATCTTAAAAGCCTAATATCGGTAAAATTGATAAAAGAGGCGATTAAGAAAAAAGTTGACGCTGTTAAAGATATTTTAGATCCTACTAAAATAAAAGATCAGATATCTGGAGATAAAAAAACTGGTATCATTGCATCGGTTACGCCTAGACAAGTTAAAGAACTTGTTAAAGGTTATAAGCAAGGAATGAAGTTAACTCCAAAAGAAGCTATAACAAGTACCTTAGAAAAATTTACCGGTGTAAATTTAGATCAAGATAATTTATTACAAAGTTTAGGTGGAGCAGTATTGGATTCTATTAACGCACAGATTAGTGCTCTTAAGCAAACATTTATGCAAACAGTAGTCGGCTGTATTAATAAAGCAGTAAGAGACTTACTTAATAAATTCCCTACTTTAGATTTTTTAATAAATCTTGAAGATAGATTAAATGGTATTTTAGGAAAATTTCGGAATCAATTAGAACAAAAAATTGATGCTGAACTTCGAGGGTTAATGTATCACAAAATTAAGATACATCAGTTAACATTATTTAAACAAAGTTTACATGGATCAATTAGATCAATTTGTCCTGAAGCTACTCCAGCTTCTTCCGCTGAAGTAAAGGCATTTATGGATGCTTTTGAGGAAGGAAAGAGAAAGAGAGAAGAAGCATATGAAGATAAAGATAGAAAAAATCAAATAGATGATCAGGGTCGTGCCAACCCTAGGGTTGTAGGAGAATCGTCAACAAGGAAATCTGTTACACCTAAAGATGAAAGAGATTGGCGAAATAATCCAGATCTTAAGATGCAGAAAATTACAGATTCGGGTGATGATATAATGGCAGCCGCGCAAAAGGCCGTGACCGCCAAACCACCTAGTAAGAATACTGTTGGCACACAATTTACAGATGTAAGCCGTCATCCAGGAGGTAAGGTAACGTATGTGTATACAGGACAAGGCGATCGAGGAGGTCATTGGATGACTGATGAAGAGTTAAAACAGAATAAAGATGCTGCTCGTCGAATTAATGTGCAATTGATTAATGATCCAGAGTTTAATACAGGTAGTTCTGGTATTATGATGGCGAGTAATACTGGAGGCACCACACGCAGTAGACCTAGTGGAGGTGTATCTCAAGAAGATATTGACAAATATGGTTATGAGGCTTTAGGATTAGAAGATCCGGAAACGTAAAATAAACAGTAGGATAATATGAGTATGTA